ATGGCCGGTCCATACAAAGGTGTGCTGACTGTCGCCCCACTCCTTTCTAAGATTCCTGGTAATCGAACCATAAAGATTAGCCATCTTGATCTTATCGCCATGATGCGTGACAACTAAATTCTTTCCCCACTGGAACCATACAAACTTAGATAAATTGTCGAATACACGGACGCGTGGGTCAGACTCAAAGAAAAGCCTCATCACCTCATTTAGCCACAATGAGGCATCCGGATCATGATTTCCCCTAACATTAATAACCCAGACCTCTTCGTGCTTGTCTAACATTGCCAGGATCATGTTCCTGATCAGTATGCTTGCCTCTCTAATGGTCTTGCCATAACGGCCATCAGAGTCTAACAAATGTTTAGACGCAGGGGTTGTGCTTGTGGAATCGTTGATGTGTAGAAAGTCACCCAGGTTTAGCAACAATCCAACCTTCGCGTCAGGCGCTACGGATATTAGTCTTTGGGTCGCTTTGGTAAGTAGGTCTTTCGATATCGAGACATCGTAATCGTCACCCATCGTCTCATCCGAATGAGCCAGCATTCCAAGGTGGTGATCGCCGATGATATATGAGCATAGTAAGTCTTCCACCACGCTACCTTTATACTTTCTCGGACTATGACGACCCTGTAGCTTCTCCACAAAACCATCCACCACTTCGCGAACCATCTCAGTAATCGCGACTTTCTCAGGCTCCTGAATATGCCACTGCAGCTTGACGTTACCATCTTCGCCATACGCTGTAGATACACGTTTCGTGACAAAGCCAGGTGCAGTTTGGTGTACCAGGTCATAATCCCTGGCAATGCCCTTGAAAGCCGCTTTTTGCTCGATCGATTGTAATGATCTGTGTACACGTTTGTATTCCCTGCCTTGCTTTTTGGCAATGCTCTTTAAAGAGTGCCCGTCTAAGTAAAGTTGCACAGCCTCCGCTTGAAGGTCAGTGACGCAAAAATCTAAATGATCTGGAGTAAGTCTTATTGGCATATCCGTCGCTCATGAGCTTTTATTTGTGCAGACCACTCCTTAATCATATCCCTATAGTCGGCTGCGTAGATCTTCTTGACTTTCTTTTGGTCCCTTATCATTTCCTCTACAAAGTCTCGACCGTAGTACTCCTCCATCCACATGGTGTATGACTGTGCGGCACTGCCGTACCTCATACCCCAGTTGTTGCAGCTTTTACACTGCGGATGAACATTCTCTACCTCAAGGGCCCAATACGAGCTCTTGCCCTTTGGTAGGAAGTGTCCACCATCCATTTCTTTGTAATGCTTCTTGATCCCGCAAGATACGCATTGAGAATAACCATTTGCATCTGCCGCGGCGATCCTAGAAAGCAGTTGCAATTTCTTTAATGCTTTTGATCTCAACGTCTCAGGCATTGGTCTCTGCTCTTATCTTCATATATTCAGATTCTTTTGGCAGGGTCAAATGACAGCCCAGTTCAACTGACCAATAGTAAACTTGATCCATAAAATGGTACATCTCGCCACGGTCCAATTTCCTGGTGCTTTTGAGTTGCTGTGGAATAACAGTCTTGTTAAATCGGATATCTTCAAATCCTAGAAACTGTTGTTTTATATACAATTTGACGTTTTCCTCAGTAGTCCATTCTACATTTCCACCGCGAGAAATAAAGTGCTCGGTGATCTCTCTCACCCACATATGGAACAGGGCATTCTGGCTAATCGACCGGACACTCTTGTACTCTTTAGGTTGCCAAGTGAGCGGCTTCTTAAAGTCCCAATCATTAATGATGTAAGACTTAAAGTTATCTATTGCTTGATCAAGATCCCTTCTGTCTTTGACTAGCCAAAATTGCCCCTGCATGTTACCCTCCTTTACGCAATAAAATCTGACGGCGCCATATTAAAGTACTCGCTAAACCTTTCTACCAGGGACAGCCTCGCGTCCTTGGTTTGTTGCCAGCGATATATTTGTTGCCTGGTCACTCCAAAATGCTCGCAGAGATCACGGTTAGTGACCCCTGCTGCATCCTGAGCGCGCTTTAAGCATTCTCCGAAGTGCAAGTTCAAAACGGGATTTCCTCCTCGCTAACACTAGATTGCAGATCAGAAGTGTTTTCTCCGTTATTCTGCAAAGGATCTGATATCTGCCCTTTCAAAACCGGCTGATTGCTCGCTGCGCCTTTCTGAACCCAGAGAGCCATCCGAATAGTCTCTCCTTCCTTGATGTCTCTGTGAGCCACCAGGTTGCCGTCAACGTAAGGCTGCCTATCACCTTCCTTCGTGTTCTTCCACAGGCTTACTCTTCCCCTATTATCATACTCCATGTACTACTCCTAACTTTTTAAGGTTTGCGTTTACTTTATCCAGCAATTTATTCAACTCTGTTGCTAGGCCAGAGATATACTCTTCATCTCGCTCTACCCGAATGATCAAGCTCTCATGATCTGGGTGGAACGACATAAAGTAAGCATATGGTTTTTCCGTGATCCAGAGCTGACCCTGGACCTGCGGTATGTAGTCTGCCGGCACCTTATTAGCTAACAGATACTTGATGTGAGTTGTTGGCTTAGGGCACTTGATCTCGAGCAAGGCCGTCTCGCCTTTGTCGTCGTCATGGACAATGGCATCTGGCGAACAACCGATCTTGCCGTCGTCAGTAGTCACAAATCCGATTGGCGTTGTCACAAGCCCGGTCTCTAACTGAAACATTGCATTAGCCTGGGCTTCCATGTCATTACCGCGTTGCATCCACTCAGACTTAAAGGTCTCGAGCTTTCTGCCGGCCTTGATCTCTTCAGTGAGCTCAATCGCATATTCATCAAACGATGTTGACCGTTTCTTCTGCGAGGTAAAGACTCGACGGAAATTGCTAGCGGTAGGACGCATGCGAAGCGCATGCCATTCAGGCGTACCTTGTTGCACATCATGCAAGATCATGATTCTTTGTCCGGTTTAGATTCTAGCTTCTTCTTAGCCTGTGCATATTGAGTCACGCTCATATCTTTCAGCTCACTGCACTGATAAGCCTTAGCTATGAGGTCAATGTTGACACCTTTCTTCTTTGCCAGGTTAGTTAGCTCTTGCATTTGCATGAAGATGATAGGCTTGAATTTCTCGTCCTGCTCAACAGGCTGAGTTCTAGCAGCTGCCTCACCGTCGTCATCGTCATCACCAGCGATTAGCACCAGGCCCTGGATGGCGTACCTCTTCAGATAAGAAATGAGCGAGCCCATATCCTGAATGCTGTTCTGCGCCTTCATGTTGATCGCAGAAGATATGTCTTCCTGTATCCATTGACCAGAACTATGCAGAAGCCTGGTTGTGACGATCACATGCATTGACCCGTACAACTCATCCTTACGAGAGGTCTGCACAATAGACAAACCGTTCTCAGCCAGGTGCGGCCGAATCGTATTTAAGACGGATGGGAACGATGCGTATCGACTGTGATGAGCCTTAGCATCTTTGACGGGATTACTGATTGAACTTTGCAGCTTGCTTAATGCAGGGGCTAGTTCGTTGATTTGCTCTGATGTTTCCATGTTAGTCTCCTCCTTTGGAAACCACATGGTAGCATAGACTGTTTACATGTGTACACTAAATGTGTTTATAATTGCCATGTGGTGTCATGGCCACATCCTTTCGGGGCCCTACGGGGCCCTTTTTATTGGTAGGTCCAGATGACTGGAGTAGTCTCACGGATATCGCAGTGTACGAACGAGCGCGCAATGCCCACCCCTGAAAAGCCTAGCTTAATAGCGTTAGCAACAATAATGAACCGATGAGCCCCATTGCTAACAGCAATATCAGCTGCAATGCCTGCAGTGTGCTTTCCTGGGCCGCCAGGCTTCTTAACTTCGAGACTGTGAGTTTTACTGCGGTAACCGCTAGTGATCTTAAACGGAAAACCGCATTCGTGACGTAGTGCATCCAAAGCATGAATAAACTCCTCTTTCATAAAGCACTCGCCAGTCTGCTGACATGCGAATTCTTCCAGCGTAAAATACTTAAACATCACTTATCCCTGTGTACGCCTTTGTGCTTCTCATATGTCCTAAGTCCGCCAAGCCCCAGCATGCCTAAAAGAACGGGCATCATAGTGTCCAGAGGAATAAGAGGCACCACTATATCGACCTCCGATATAGCCAAAACAAAATTGGTAAACGGTATAACCATGAAGTTCCCAGCTAAAGCAAAAACGCAGCACCATCCGGTGGCGGGCCGCCAGCCTGACACGAACAGCGACTTGTGGGCCGCCTCGACCTGATTGATAGCCATCTGACCCTGAGCAATTTCTTGCGCGTATTTTTGAGACATTGTTGCAATTTCATGCGCCAAAGCGTTCTTTTGATCTTTGTCTTCTATGAACTTGTCTAACAGTCCCGTCACGGGCCCGATGAGTTTATCAAGCATGACTACCTCACAATCGCAAATATTATAGTAAAGCAAGCATACAAGCCGACACAAATTAGACCACACGCAACCACGAGTCCTGCTATGTGCATTCGCCGGTTTATTTTCTGGATGTGCGCGTTCTTGGCTTCTAGTCTCGCTTTCCTAGCCTTAGCTTGAAAGATAATGAAGTCGTCCCAGAGGCCAGCCCGTCCGTAGTAGACCATGAAGTCTTTCAGTTCTTCTTCGGCCTTAGCTATTTGCTCAAGAGCCATAAACTCCTCTGCGTCAGAAGCAAACAAAGACTTCTTGTTCTTCTGCTGCCTAGCCTTTATGTCTTCCTTGCAGTTGACCATCTGACCGATCTGGCTAAAGCAATCGGACAAGTCTTTGCCGTTCCCGATGAATTCTTTGACAACTCCAAATGCGGCATTAAAGGCAACAAGTTCAGCAATCATTTGCTACTTCCTTATCAGTTCGTTAATCGCCTTCCACGCCTCAATCATCTTGGACTCTAAAACGTCAAGCCTGTTAAGAATCTTGCCAATAGTCAGAATAAGGAGAAATACTCCTGCTGCAACGGGCCAGCTCTGAACTATGATCTCCCAGACTTCCATCAGACATCTCGTTTAAAAATATTCTGAATCGTAGGAGATTCCCAGATCCGAATAGACAACCAGATGATAGTTAAAGCGGATGCAAGAGGAGGCAACCAGCCTGCCATAGTAGCAACAGTCCCAGTAACAGCTAATCCGTCTACTATTGTTTTTGCCTCTTCTTGCATATTATCACCTAGTGCGCTTCGTCAACTTCTTCAAAGACAGGTTCTTCGCCTGGAATCGGCGCTTCTGCTGACTGCTGTTGCTGCTGCTGTTGTGCTTGAATCAAGCTGAGTTGTGCCTCTAAATCGGCTATTCTGAGAGCCTGACCGGCGTTTTGTTTAGCTAATGAATCAATCTTAGCCATTGTTACATACTCGTCGGCACTCATCTCTCGCTTCTGTTCGCTCATGTTCCTCTCCTTAGTTGTGGTTTGACGATTTTATCGTGTTATTAGCACGTCTTCCACTGGTTTAACAAATCATGAAGGCCAGAATTTAGTTAAATCTATGGTTGTTTTTGTAAGTATGTATTAAGGCTCATCATAAAATTTAAGGTCGTATCTTTCTCAATAAAAGTGCGATCTGCTGGGCTGTATCCAAAAAGCCTTAAGGCCCACCGGAATCTTATGTCTACGCTTGAAGTAGTGCTGCTGTAGGTGAACCTGCTTAGTAATGATTGTATTGTAAAAGCCCTTCCATAAGCGGTTCCTGACGCGGTGTCTACAAAAGACGTTATGCTATTTGTCGGCATTAACGTAAACCCAAATTGAGCTTGATTGTACTGTGCATAGGCTTTATTGGAATTGTTGGCATTTAATCCGGTGTCAATAGATTCATTATGCTGAGAGGTTAAAAGCGCCGCCTGTTTAACTTGAACGCCCTCAAAGAGTATTGCGTTGTTTGCTGAACTGCTATAGGTCACAGGGTTGGCTGTACCGCTGGCTTCAGCGTTCCAGTATTGAGACGTTAAAGTGTTGGTATAGACAATTGTATTGTTGTTTGTTATCAGATTCCCATGCCAAAAGCGCAACCTAGTGTCTGTCCCGTCAAACTCTATACTCATCCCTACAGTCAGGTATGTTGTAACAGGAAAGTCTCCTCTTGTTACATAATTCAAGTCATTCAAAGACAGTTTATAATTAAGGCTGTTGCTAGTAGTGCTAGGCAACCTTCTGCGCGTATAGCCTTGATTCTCGCCTACGTTGCAAGGGTAATAATACTCCTGCATTGCATTCTTGCCGCCACTAGCAATAGGACTTCCCATCACAGTGTTGTACCAATTTAAAGCACGAACGTCTGAATCGTTCAAACCCACAGAAGTCCCAGAGCTGCCCCCTGCGACCGTGTGTATGGTATTCATGCTTAGAGCGCCTGACGCTGGCATAGATCCGCTATGCTTTACATACATCGCCTGAGTTGCACCAGATGCAGATGACGCGAAGGGGAAGGATGAAACTCCACTCCAAGACCATCTAGTATATGGACCGCCTTCCTCGCCTCCGCCTGTTGGGTAATTAGCACTAGAATTGTCAGCGACTGTGAACCTGCTATAAGTAGCTGACGATCTATTATAGTTAACACCATTAATCGTAATGTAATCCCATCCAGCATTCTCGTGAAGCCCATAAACTTCAAAGTTTATTGCGCTAGTTCCACCCTGCCAAAACAAACCTCGCACACCATTACCGCCGAACGCAACTAGGTATTTCTCGCTTTGGTTAATAGTCCCATCACCAATTACGTCAGAAAATCCCGCAAAAACTGGCGGGGTGAATCCAAAAAGATCAAAGGTTGATATCGTAAACTGGCTTATTGTGACTGCCATTCTTCCACCTGAGCTATAAACGCCTGTTCTTGAGCGACGAAAGATTCTATCTGCTGCTCAGGAGTTAGATTAGGATCAACGGCTAGGTGAAAGAAGCCAGTTTCTCCATTGCTAAACTCATGGGCGAACTTCAACAATCCATCTTCAACCGTGTAATCAGTCATCAGCCCAGAGCACCGCGCAAATGTCTTGGACTAATTGAGGCGCAGCACTGTGATCAGCCAAAACCTCGTTCCCGTCTTCGTCTACATCCATTTTGCGGTAGTCTACGCTGCGGCTTTTCGTTAAAGGCAAATCGTCATCATCTGGATCATCCCAGACATCTTCATACGTCACTTGTAAAATCCATTCTCCAGTTTCCAGCCTAGATTTCCTCGTATAAAAAGATTGAATGCTAGTTGTCTTTTGCATGTTTAATTTCCTCTATAGTTTGTTTTAGTTGATCAATTTGGTCCTGCTGTTCTTGCAGTCCCTTGAGCAAAATTGCCGTCAAATGCTCGTAGTCTACGGTCAGGATTTTCTCAAGCCCATTTGCATCTGAAGGCTTGTCTACATCTACTTCACCCACCAATAACGGGAATTGCTCTTGCAGCTCTTGAGCAATAACGCCGATCTCTTTTTTATCGGATGGGGATGTGATTTTGTTGTAAGAATAAACGCCTAGTTTTTTAATCTTATCCATCACAGGATCAATCGGAACGATGTCTGTCTTGATTCTTCTGTCTGAGATAGAAGACATAGACCCGTAGGCAATGACATTGGAGCGGAAAATGCCATCCCATGTGGTTTGGTTCATTTGGAAGGTTACAAGATCAGAATCTTTATCAACTACCCTGAAGGTTGTGCCGCCATCAGAGGATCCGTAAACCGTGACAGAATCTTGATCTAAACAAATGCCACCAGCCTCTACACTTCCAGCCTCAATGTAAAACGCCGTAGATGAGGCATATACGCCAGTTTGCATGACCTCCCCAGATCTTGCTGTGGGCTTCCACCCCATCGTGAAATATTCAGTTGAAGTGCTGGTGCCGTCTCTGCCAATATAAATTGCAGTGTTGCGGTTCTGAGCGCCTGCTGCACTCCAGCCCTCATACTTTACTGGGGCATTCATTGTTATAGGAATCGTGCTGCTTGCAGGCCCAATGGTCACAGCGCCATCATTAGCCATGTGTAAGACGCGAGTCCCTGCGCCTGTAAGATAACCGGCGTTACTATTAGGCCGATTTACGTTGAAAAACAGACCGCCTGAAACTGAAGACCCAGTGCTTATCACCGCATTGTTGTCACCAACTGCGAGTTTCAATTGTTGCTCAGTTGATTGGGTAGCGTTTCCGACTGTTTCTACAATAGATAAGCAAGGAACATCGGTGGCCGACATTACAAAAGTGTCGTAGGCAGCAGGCACTGCTGCATTTCCGTGGCGAAAATTAAAGCGATTTTTGCCGCTACGATAAGGCATCTCAACTTCAAATTTTGCATCTAGCCCAGAGCTTAGCTGAAACCATCTGGAAGTGCTGTCGTTGAAGTATTTTCCCCCTAAGTAAAGATGATTCCAGCGGTTGCTTGCAGCTCCCAAAGAATTATTTACGTCAACTTTTGAATAGAATTGAGCCGAGTCAAACTCGTATTCTTTAGTTCCGTTTATCTTTACGGTAAATTCGCCAGTGTCGCTGTTAATGTATAGATCACCGTCTATACCAATATCGCCTTTCTTTGATCCAGCACCGTAAAGCTCGGCAATTGACCCAGAACCACTAATATTATTTAGGGTTAAAACATCTCCGGTTCTCGCAATA